GTGATGTTTTTAAAGAATTTTTAGTGATTGATTATAGCGAACATAAAGAACAAAAATGGTTTGAAAGTGTTAATAGTGCTACATTTTGGAAAAAACCAATTTTATTGATAATGAATCGTCAATTTTTAGTTTCAAAAAATAAATATGAAAAAATAAAAATGAATATAGATTTAATTATACATGACGAATGTCATTCTATACAAAATAATACTACGAAGCAGTTTTATGAATTTATTTTAAAACAGAACAATAATATATGCTGTTTGGGATTTTCAGCAACACCATATTTACAGCATTATCCATATGATTCTGTATTAAGTCAATATACTATTTATGACGCATTTTGTGATAATGCCATATTGCCTCCTAAGATTAAATGGATAGAAAGTCCAGTTTCTTTAGATGATGTAGATTTTTTAGAAATATGTAAAAAAAATATTCATTTATTGCCTTACAAAAAAATAATAATATGGTGCGGTATCATTGATAAATGCAATGAATTGGCATTATTATGGAAAAAACATATGTATGGTTTTGATATTTATTTAGATACAAGTGTTAATACAAATGATGATTTTGAACAATTTGCTAACAAAAGTAATAATGCCATATTATTTTGTGCATGTAAGCATAGAGAGGGATCAGATATAAAGAATCTAGATGGTTGTATATTTCTAGATAAAGTTGAAAATCGTAATTCAAAAACATTTGTTCAATGCATAGGTAGAGTTTTGCGTAAAGACAAAGATAATAAGAAAAATTACGGATTAATATTAGATCTTAAAGCATCGAGTTGCATTAAAATATGTGATCGTATGAATGAATATTTAAGTGCAAATGTACGTTTTCCATGGGATTATAAATATAAAGAAATAATATTACATAAAAAACCAATTATTGAACATGAATTATTATTAAAAGAAAAACATATTGAAATGAAAAAACAGAAGGTTTATAATGTAAATGATATTGTTGAAAAATTTGTTAAAAAATGTCCTAATGAAAAAAAATATCTGGATCGTTTGCATTTTGAACTTACAATGATAAAAGAGAAGAATTTAGAAAGTTATTTGATACGTGCTGTTGAAATTTTAGAAATGACAAATTATATTCCTCATGTAACTCGTGGTTCTTGTGGATCTTCATTAATTTGTTATTTATTAGGAATTAGTAACGTTGATCCAATAGAACAGAACATTTCTTTTGCACGTTTTTTAAATTGTTATCGTTCGAATTTACCAGACATTGATTTCGATTTTCCTCATTATTTAAGGGATGAGGTTTTTTTACAACTCGAATTAAACTGGCCAAATCAAGTTGCTCGCATTAGTAATCACGTACATTGGCACGAAAAATCGGCATTGCGTGAAGCAATACGGAAAATTGGTATTAATAAACAAATACCCAAAGAAGAATTGCATGATTTTGTATCTCAATTATCAGATAAAGAAAAAGAAGAAGTTCAAAAATATCAACAAGAATTAGACAATACATTTCGTCATTATTCTCTGCATTGCGGTGGTATTGTATTTTTTCATGAAGGGGTTCCAAAAGAACTGCAATTAAATAAAAAAACATTAAGTCAAATAATATACGATAAACGAGATGTTGCTAATACAAAAAATTTCAAAATTGATATTCTATCAAGTAGAGGTATAAGTCAATTAATGCAAATTGTTGGTAGAAATATTGATTTTAATAATTGTCCCTATGATGAAAAAACATATAAATTATTACAAAACGGAGATAACATAGGTATTACTTTGGCAGAATCGCCATTAATGAGAAAAGCATTATTAACATTGCAACCTAAATCAATTAAAGATATAGCAATATGTTTGGCTATTATTCGTCCTGCAGCAAAAGATACCAGAAAAGAAATAAATAACATTGATTATGATACGAAATTTATATTTGATGATGATGCCATTACTTTATTAATGAATTATTTGCATATTGACGAAGGATTGGCAGATAAGTTTCGAAGAAATATTGCCAAAGATTCGTGGGAAAAAAATGAAAAAGAACAATATTTAAAACTAGTTGAAAAATTAACTCTAGAAAAACGTGAAGAATTAGAAAATCAATTGAAAAACCTTAGACATTATAGTTTTTGTAAATCACATTCATATTCATATGCACAATTAGTATATCAATTAGCATATCAAAAAGCACACCATCCAAAAGAGTTTTGGAAATCAACAGTTAAACATGTTTGTAGTTCTTATAGAAAATGGGTACATTTGTACGAAGCAACAATAAATGGTGTTAATGTGCAAAACATTATATATAAAGAAACAGATGCTTCAATTTATGCAGAAGCGCGGAAAAAAAAATTTGAACATTTGAGTTATCACGAACAAATGGTTAAATATGGATATTGGGACATGAATTCTCATTCATTTTTTCCAAATTGTTATTTTTATAAAAAAGAGGACGAGTATTTATTTAGTGGTCTAATTGCAAGCATTCGCACACTAAACTCTAAACCAAAAACGTATGTATGTTCTTTATGTGTGAAACCTAGAACTTATATTGAATTGATAATTAAAAATAAATATATGAAACCAAGTTCCTATGGAATTAAAGGTAGAGCTATTTTAATGAGTTCTACTGAAAAAACATATAATGCTCATATAGCAGTATTTTACTAATTAATGTGTATTTTATTACATACACATTAAACTATAAAAATATGAATAATAATATTAACACGCTTAATTGCTGTAAGCAACACCAGCCATACCACTCATGACACGAAGGACATTGTAGCTTGTGGCATAGACACGGACCTTAGCAGTGGAAGTACCACCGACAGTAGCACTGGAAAGTACCAATTGTAAGGTAGCATTGTCAATACGGGAGAAGTTGCAGCTTCCAGAAGGTTGGTGTTCTTCAGGGCGAAGAGCAAAGGAATATACGTTGATACCAGTATCAGGGGCACGTGTGTGGTGTTGGAAAGGTTGTACAACGTCGAAGTAAGTACCTTCACGTTCAGAGAAGCGGTCTTGACCGTTAAGTTGTAACTTGGCAGTTACAACAGGGTTCTCACCCCAACAGTGCATGTCAAGAGCAGTCTCAGAAAGGACGAATGTACCAGCATCAGATACGAAAGAACCTTCAACAACATTACCGTCAATACCGGCTTGTTGGGCAGCACCTGCACTGCCGTCGGCAGGTCCGGCAGCACCGAATACACCACGGGAAAGAGCAGGGTCAGACCATTGGGCAGGGGTAACGTAGTTCTCAGATCCCATAGCTCCAGGATCTTGGAAAAGACCACCGCTGGTGATGAAAGCATTAGCACCAGATGTCTCAGCAGGTCCGCCGAAGGCATGGACAGCATTAGGAAGAGCATCAATGGCATCGGTATAGTTGAAAGGTTGGGCACCTAATGTTTTGTAAAGAGTTTGACCACCTTCAAGAGAAGAGCAGTAATCTACGTTAGCATCAGGTTGGACAACCCATACTAATTCTTTACAAGGGTGGTTGAAGTTCAATTTGATTTTGTTGGAAGAGGAACCAACAGATTCGTCACCAGTGAATTGAAGTTGTTCAATTAAGTACTCGTGAGGGTTTTGGGCCATCTTGCGGCGTTCATCGGTGTCAAGGAAGACATAGTCGATGTAAAGGGAAGCAGCAACAAGGGATTGTTGGTAGGCAGTAGATACGGAAAGAGTTCCGTCAGAAGAGTCACCAGCAAGGGTGCTTACAGCCCATAAGCACTCACCAATAGGGCGGAAATCAATGTTGATTTTGACTTCGTGGTATTGAAGGGCAATAAGAGGAAGGGCAAGACCAGGGTTGCGATTGAACCAGAAAAGAAGAGGGATGTAAAGAGTGGTTTCAGGAAGAGCCTTGCGAGGGGCACATACTTGGTTAGGACCACCAGCAGAGGCACAAGGACCAGAGATATCAGCAAAAGAAGGATCGGTGATGTATGTTAATTGAGTGGTGTTACCGATCATTTGGAAGTATCCACGTTGTTGTTCAGCAGACATGGTAAGTTGGTTCCAGATGTGCATCCAGTCACCGTATTGACGGTCAATGCGTTGACCACCAATTTCTACTTCAACTTGGGCAATAAGTTGCTCACCTGGGAAATCTAACCAACGAGCATATACACCTTTGGATGCATCACTTGTTGAAAGCATAGATTGGTTGATCTCAGGCATAGTTACTTGAAGATAAGTGCGGTAACACAAATCACCATTACGGCTAATGGTACATGTTACACGACGACCGAAATCAGCTTGACCAGAGAATGTCTGTTCAATTGATTCCATAGCAAAGTTGGTGTGGCGTCTGTAAGACACCTTCCAAAAGGTAATTTCAGGGGTTCCAGTAAGGAAAACATCTTGGGCGCCATAGGCGACGAGTTGCATAAGTGCTCCAGCCATTTCTTATATACCTTGACTATAGAAAAAAAATTTGAGTTTTAATTAATTAATTAATTTTTAATTATTATAAAATTTACAAAAATTATAATCCTAATTACTCTTATATGGAGTAATTTTTAAGTTATTTAAAAAAAAAAATATATAAATTTAAAAAATTAATTAATTAATTAATTTTTTAAAATTG